CGACTCTCACCGCCGGCGGCGGCCCCCTCGAGGGTGTGTCCGTGCATTACCCCGGCGATGGGAATGTGACCTATCGGAATCTGTCGCGCTCTCAGGTCCGCGATCTGCTCCGCGCCTACCGGAATTATCACGTCAACGTGAAGCGCTGGTCTGACATCGGCTATCAGGTCGCCGGCGATCAGAGCGGCCGCGTGTGGGACTTGCGCGGTATCGACCGCGTGCCGGCCGCATCCGCTTCGCCGACAAACCGTGACGCGAATCTCGAGCACGGCGCATTTCTGTTCGTCGTCGGCAATTCCGAAGCTCCGACGCCGGCGCTGATCGAAGCCTTTCAAGAGTGGCGGCACACTCGCTGGTTGAAAATGTGGCCGAAGGCGACGAAGATCACACCTCACGGTTTGGTGCCCGGCGCGCGGACCGCATGCCCAGGCTCGAAGATCAAGGGTCTCGCCGCGAACGGCACCCTCGCCCGCCGGCCCGGCGGCGGCACCTCACCGCCGACGATCCCGTCGGTCGATCTGTCCAAGCTCCGCGAAGCCGCCCGCGTCGACCCTCCGCGCACCTCCGACAAGGCTCGCTATCCGACCGGCACGAAGCGAGTCGAAGCCGCGCTCGTCGCCGAGGGATTGCTGAACAAGCGTTACCGCGATCCGATCGGTCACTTCGGCACGGCCACTGTCTCCGCGTATGCCGCGTGGCAACGCCGGCTCGGCTACACCGGCCGCGACGCCGACGGTATCCCCGGGCGCGTCTCGCTGACCGAGCTCGGCCGCCGGCACGGCTTCCGCGTAGTGGCATGACCATTCCCGAATCGCTCGCCGCCGCGCTGATCGGCGTTTTCGCCGTCGTGCTCGCGGGCGTCCTGGCCGATGTCGGTATCTGGCGGCGATCCCTGTCTCGCGACATTCGGCGGCTCACAGAGCGCGTCGCCGTCGTCGAAACCGCAATCCACTACATGTCGCCGGCGGCTCACCGCCGAGCAAAACGAGAGGTAGAAGATTCTAATGAGTGAGACGATCCCGCGGCCGATCATGGTCGCACTGTCCATCCTCGCCGCGCTGAAAGTGCTCGCCGGCGCGGCCGCGATCGCCGATCTGATCGGCCCGACCGCGACCGGCGTCACACTCGCTGTGCTCGCCGCCGTCGACATCGGCGTCGCAACCTACTTACAGAGCCGCGTCGTGCCGCTCGAGTCGACCATCGCCTATGAGCGGCGCGGCCGGCTCCGCGCCGGCGGCGCATCGATCAAGCCCGGCGCTGTGCTGAATTCCGAGATCACCGTCGGTCGGCTCGCCGGCCGGCAACCGACGGCGGAAAGCTGGATCGAAGATACCGATAACGCTTGACGGTAGCGATCGCGGCGGTTACCGTGCCGTTTAACGTCTAGCGGCATTCCGGCCGCTAGGCACGGCGAACCGTAGGAGGTTCTAGGCAATGGCACGAGTCAAGCAATCCGTCGCCCAGGTCGCGGTGAAGCTCTCCGCGGCCGATCTCGCCGCGCTCGACGATCTCGTCGGCCGGCATCAAGGTCACCCGCTCGACGGTATCGATCAGGTTCGCAACCGTTCCGACGTGTTGCGCGTCGCGATCCGCACCCTCGCTTTCCTGTCCGAGCCGTTCGACGACGCCGAAGTGTTGCACATGCAAGAGCTCGCGACCCGCTTCGGCACTTCGCCGGTGCTGGTGCTCTCCGCGCTGCTCAACGATGCCAACGTGCGCGCGATCGTCAAGCGCAACCTTGACGACATGACCGGACGGCGGCCGCGATGACCTATCAGCGGACGTACTGCCCCGAGCACGACGCCGACCACCTGGAGGATGGTCGGTGCCCGGTCGATAACGTGACGATCGAGATCGCCGAGCAACTCGAGCTATTCCGAGCGGAGGTGTCAGAGGCATGATGCATCCCGGTCGAATCCTCGTGCAGCACTTCGACGGCGGAGTCTCCGTCGAGCTCGAGCTCATGGACGCCGAAGGCAACATCAAGGCAACCGCCGAAATCACGCTCACCCCGGCTGCCGCCGAGCGCGTCGCCGGCGAGCTCATGCACCATGCCGCATTCGCTCCCGAGTCGGCCGGGCCGGTTTGCCGGCACGAAACCTCGCTCTACGGCCGGTGTGTCGACTGCGGCGCAACGTGGGAACAGCAAGCCGCCGAGCGCGTCGACGCTGATCCCTCGTCGCCGGCGATCGGCCCCGGATCGATCGAGTTCGGCCCGGAGGTGCGAGACGATGCCTAATCCATGCTGTCGATGCTGTGACGCCGCTGCCGAGCGCGGCGAGCTCGATCACGAGCTCGGCGACAACTGTCCGTATCCAACCTGCGACTTCTGCGGCGAGGTGCATCGTGGCTAGATTCAAGGCGTCGGCCCGCCGGATTGCCGTGCTGAACCGGCTCGAGCGCGAGGCGATCGACGAAGCGCGCATCGTGCTATTCGAGCACAAGCCGATTCGTGTCATTCGGGCTCTGCCCGGTCTCGAGCCGGCCGACGACTTCGCCACGGCCCGGTATCTGCCGGCCGCCCGCGTCGCCGCGACCGTGCTCGAGGTGTACGCCGGCCGAATCCGACACGTCGAGCAAGGAGCGACCTTATGATCTGGCGAATCGTTACGGGCTTAATCATCGGCGCGATTGCCGCGCTCATCTTGGCGGCCGCGCTCGGCACCCTGTTTCCCGGAGGTGCCTAGTGAGCGACCCCGGCAAGAGCGGCCGCGACCTCACCCCGGACGAAGCGCGCCGGCTTTACGATCAAGTCATCGCCGGCGGTAACGGTCATGGCGGCTCGCGGCCCCCACGTGATCCCGGTTGCCTGCTCGTGCTACTGCGAATCATGCTGATCGTCGTCGTCGTCGCCGCGGTGCTAGGTGTCCGTTATGGCTGATTACCCGTGGGTGAAGTGGGCTCGGTTGGCTCTCGACGCCGAGATACGGCAAGAACCGCTCCGTGTGAAGTGGGCTCTCGAAACGATCGCGAAGGTCTATCCGAACGACACGCCGGCAATCATGCTCGCATGGATCGACACCGGCGTCGCCGCGCTCGGTCTCGATCCTGCCAAGAATCCCACGCTTCGCGCTCGGCGTCGACTTCGGGAACTCGCCGCCAACCCACCGGCGATCGCCTTTCACGAAATCGAGACCGGCTCGATCAAGCACGCCGACGAAGTGCCGGCATCGGTTGCGGCCGCGGGCCGGCTCATCGCGGCTCGGCTCGCGAACGACGAAGCGCAATTCGTTGCCGTGCTGGCATCGGTGCCCGAAGGTCGCGAGCTCGGTCTAGTGTTCGCTCGCGTGCTGACCGCTGTCGCCCGCTGGATACGTGACGGCTCTTTCGTCCCACGTCCTTGACCATGACCGACCTATTCGGCCAGGAGCCGGCTCAGGAGCCCGAAACGGCACCGGAGCCGGCTCCCGGCGCTTCGGCCGGCACCGGCACCCCGGAACGCCCGGCCGGCCGCTCACAGAGCCGCGCAGAGCTATTCCCGCCGCTCGATCTGCAACGCCGGCACTGTGGCGATCACTACTGCCGGTGCACTCACGACAACGGTTGCGAATTCGGCTGGATCGACACCGGCTCGAGCTCCGTCGAGCCGTGCCCTATCTGCCGGCCCGGCAAGATCAGACAGATCGACGAAACGCGGCCGCAATGGCTCGCCCGACTCCGCGGAGGTGCCCGCCGTGCCCGTTGACGCCGACACACGCTTGTCTCGAGGTGCCCGGCTGTGCCGGCGCATCATCGCCGCTTCCCGGCCCCGACGCGGCGGATTGCGCCGCTGCGGCCGGTCGTATCTGGCGCACCGGCTCGGATGCTCGAATCGGCAAGTATCCCGGTACCTTCGCGAGCTCCGAGACGCCGGCGAGCTCGAGGTGATCCCCCCGCGCCGGCAATGGACACCGGCCGGCTTCCGAACGATCGAATGCAACGGCTTCCGAATTCGGCATCATCGCAGGTCGTCCCGAGGTGACATGCACGTCACTCCGCCCCCTTCGGGGACCGGGCAGCGGCGCTCACAGAGCGCGTCGCCGCGGCCGGCTCCGCCGGCGAACTACCAATCGGACGGCGCTGCCGCGCCGGCTCACAATTACGCGGCCCGCGCCGCCGAGGTGCGAGCTCTGATTCGCCACTATCGGCCGCCGAAATGAGCGCGCTCACGCCCCGCGGCAGTACTCGCCGCTGGCGTCGCATCCGCCGCTTCGTGCTCGATCGCTCGATCGAGCGGCACGGCGCGCAAGTCTGCGAGTATCCCGTCGCCGGCGGCCGCATATGCGGCGCGCCGGCAACCGACGCGGACCACATCATCCCGCGCAAGCTCTGGCCGGCCGGCCGGCCCGGCGTCGATCATCCCGACAACCTTCGCGCCGCATGCGTCCGGCATAACCGTCGAGCCGGTGCCCTACTGCGAGCCGGCCGCGACCCCAACACGCCGCCATTCCCTCACTACCGTCTCGAGGTGTGACTAATGACAGAGGCAACGACGACGCCGCACGTGCCCGAATTCGCTCGGCTCCGACACGTGTTCGACTGCCCGGCTCGCTCCGACGAATGGGCTCGAGCTCAAGCCGTGCTCGACCGGCCGGCGGCTGTGCGTGTCTCCGAGATTCGCCGGATCAACGGCCGCCGCGAGCTCCGTTACGGCTTCGGCCGGTGTGAGCTCTGCGAGCAAGTCGGTCTCGTGCTCATCGCTTGACGTATCGCCGATACGGCGTAGCATGCTACTCGAGGCGACAACTCCACTTTGCGGCGGAGCTCGACTCACAACGGCCGGCGGCCCCCCCGCCGGCCCGCGGCCCGACTGCCTATGCTGGGCGCACGGCTAGCACGGTCGGCCCGCACCGGCCGGCACCTCGACCCCCCTCGAGGTGCCGGCCCCACGATCGGCGGAGCCGGCGGCGACGACCCGAAGAGGCGGATAGGGTCCCTTCGGCAATGTGGCCGGCTCCGCTGTCCGATTATCGGTGCGTTACAGCTGACGCCGGCGTCACATATCGAACACCTCGCGAGCTCGAGCTCGAGCGATGTTTCACGTGAAACATCGCCCAGTTTTTGAGTGATCGGCACCCCCTGGACACCCCGCGTCCCTGTCCGGTTCGCTCCCGGAAGTGCCAGAAAACGGCCCGGCCGGCACCGAAGGTGCGCCGGCCCGGCCCGGTCGCGTGCCATACTCGCACCGTGCCGACCGATCCGATCCCTGGCCTCGAGCTCCCGACGCCGCCGGTGTCGAAGCTGCAAGAGGGTCTCGAGGCTACGATCGCCGAGCTCGAAAAGCTGCGGCTGTTGCGGCCGCACCATCAAGCCGCCGTCGAGCTCTGCCGATTCGCGGCCGCTCAGCTAGCGCGCAATGCCGGCGGCCCGGCGTATGGCGTCGCCCAGCTCATCAAGCAACTGCAAGAGGCACTCTCCGCGCTCCCCGAAGTCGACGGCGGCGACGCCGAGCGCGAAGCGTGGGATGCTCTCGTGGCGGCTATGCAAGATGCCGATTGATTGGAATCTTCCCTGTGCCGCGCCGCGGTTCGCCACTGCCCGGAATCTTGAGCTTCCGACCGACGGCCGCGCCGCCGGCCGGCTCGCCCGTTTTATGGGAATCGAAGCGAAGGTTACCGGCGCTCGAGGTTTGATCCCGGCTCAGCAATACATCGCCGATGTTGCCGGCGAGCGGCTCGCCGACGGTGCCTACCGCTATCCGATCATCTTCGTGACGATCATGCGGCAAGCCGGTAAAACGGTGCTCGGCCGAATCTCGCAAACGACCCGCGGCGTCAAGTACCCGGATCAGAAGATCAGATACACCGCGCAGACCGGGCAGCGTGCCCGCGACCGTTGGCTCGACAATGTGAAAGCCGTCAAAGCCTCACCGCTCGGCCCGCGTACTCGCGTCTCTTATGCGGCCGGCGCTTCCCTGTTGACCTTTCCGAATGGCTCGACGATCGGCCCGTTTGCGCCGACATCGACATCGGTGCATTCCGAGACGCTTAACCGCGTCGACATCGACGAAGTTTGGTCATTCGATCAGGTCGCCGGCGATGAACTCATCGCCGCTATCAAGCCGGCCCAATTGACCGTGCGCGACCGTCAGATATGGCTCTATTCGGCGGCTAACCGGCACGCGCAACACGAATCCGAATTCATGCGAGCATGGATGCTGATCGGCCGGTCGGCTGTGCTCGACCCGGCCGCCCGCGTCGCCTATTTCGAGTGGAGTTTTCCCGACGACGCCGACTCTTACGATCCGGCGATCTGGCGCGCGCATCACCCCGGAATCGGTCACCTCATCACCGAAGATGACATCGCCGACGCGGTGACCTCTTTCACGAATCGGCTCGACTTCGATCTCGCCTACGGCAACCGCTGGCCTAAGACGATCGGCACCTCGCCGATCAACATCGAAACCTTCGCCGGCCGTGCCGACCGTTCCCTCGAGCTCCCCGCGGATCCCGGCCGGATAACTCTCGCTTTCGATGTCGGCCCGGATCGATCCGAAGCCGCGATACTCGCATCATGGGTCGACCCGTTCGGCCGGCCGGCGATCAAGCTGCTCGAGCACGGCCCCGACGCGGCATGGTTGCTCGACCGAATCCCCGAGCTCAATGCTCGGCTTGCACCGGCCGCGATCGCCGCCGACTCCCGCGGCGAATGCCGATCGATCACCGCGAAACTAAGGCTCGAGCCGCACGAGCTCGACATTTTCGAGCTCCCGACGACCGACTACATCACCGCATGCGGCGCTTTCCTGCTCGACGCCACGGTCGGCGCGCTGGTGCACGACGGAGCCGAACCGCTGCTCGTCGCGGTGCGCGGCGCGCAGACGAAAACGATCGGTGATGCGTGGGTTTGGGACGCTCGAGCGTCCGACCGCGTGACACCGCTGCGCGCCGCCACCGTCGCCCGCTGGGTGACCGATCATCCGCCGGACCGGCCGGCCCCGATCCCTCGAGCCGAAGCGGTATTCGGATAATCCGGCGTGTCGCTGCCGGCCGACTGTCGGCGGCCGCCGTTACTGTTCGCCTCGTGGGAATCGGCCGCGCATTGCGTCTCGTCAGGGAATCCGAGCGGCTCGGCGTGCCGGTGCGAGGTAGCGCGAGCTCACCGACCCCGGTCATACGCTCACCGTTCACCGACAATCAGCTAACCGCGATCGTCTGGAATGACCTCCTAGACGATGTGCAATTCCCGGTCACTCGAGCCGAAGCTATGGCCGTGCCGTCGGTCGCCCGATCTCGGCATATTCTGTGCGGCTTCGGAGCTCGAGCCCGGCTCACCGCCTACCGCGCCGATGTCGAAGTGCCCGACCCGCCGGCATGGACCTACCGCACCGACTCCGTGACGATGCTGCCGCCGTTTCACCGGATGCTCTGGACGCTCGACGATCTCATGTTTTCCGGTTGGTCGCTGTGGGCTGTCGCCCGCGGCTCCGACTCCGACGGCGAGCATGTGATCGACGCGGCCCGCGTCCCGATCGACTGGTGGGAATTCGACGACGACGGAAACGTGCAGATCGGCGACCATGACATTCCCTGGCGTGACGTGATCCTCATTCCCGGCCCGCACGAAGGCATCCTCAACTTCGGCGCGGCCGCCGTCCGGCACGCGAGCCGGCTCATGCGCGCCGCCACGATCTCCGCCGAGACGCCGATCCCGAACATCGAATTGCACGACGAAGGCGACATACCGCTGACCGAGACCGAGCGCGATCTACTGATCTCGAAGTGGGCGGCCGCTCGCCGCGGAGCCGACGGCGGCGTCGCCTACACCTCGAAGGGTCTCAAGGCGATACCACATGGGCAGCGCGATCCGCACCTGCTGATCGACGGCCGTAACGCGGCCGCCGTCGAGATCGCCCGAATCTGCTCTCTGCCGGCCGCGATGATCGACGCGACGCTCGACAAGGGCTCTCTGACCTATGAGACGGTGCAAGGTAGAAACGGCGAGCTCATCGATTACGGCGTGCAACTGTATCTCGATGCCGTCGCCGCCCGGCTGTCAATGGACGACGTTGTCCCTCGAGGGCAACGCATCGGCTTCGACCTCGAAGCGATCACCGCGGCCGCTGTGCCGGCCGCCACACCGACAACGGAGGATTAACTCATGGCACGACGCAAGCGAGCGACGCTGACCTTCGCGGCCGCGCCGGCGAAGGTCCGCGCCGGCCGCGCCGACGACGACCGGATCATCTACGGCACCGCGGCCCCGTACGGTGTGCCCGGCCGCACCTCCGCCGGCGTGCTGCGAATCCGGCCCGGCGCTCTGCGGCTTCCCGACGACATCGGCCGCGTGAAGCTGACCCGCGGCCATGACCGCGACAAGCCGATCGGCGTTGCTACGGCCGCGAAGTCGACCGCTAAGGGTCTGCGGATGGAATTCCGCCCCGGCACGACGCGGCTCGCTCAGGAGTCTTACGCCGAATGCGCCGACGGTCTGCGCGACGCTCTGTCCGTCGAGCTCGACAACATGACCGTGCGTAACGGCTGGGTCGAAGCCGGCGAGGTGCTCTCCGTCGCGCTGCTTCCGTATCCGGCATACGCCGACGCTCGAGCGCTCGCCGCCGGCTTGGACGACGACGACGACGACGACCAGGACGACGACGACGACCAGGACGACGACGACGACCAGGACGACGACGACGACGACGACGACCAGGACGACGACGACGACCAGGACGACGACGACGACCAGGACGACGACGACGACGACGACGACCAGGACGACCGCGACGACCGCGGCGCTCACGACCGATCAGGAGGAACATCTATGCCGAAGCAACTCGCCGCCGGCCGTAACGGCGGCCGCCGTCGCGCTTCCCGCCAAGGTCGCGCGATCGACTCCGCCCGCATGCGGGCGGCCGCTCCCGCCGGCTCCATGACCGCCGGCCGCAAGCGGAAGCAGAGCCCGAAGCTCCGCACGCTATTCGAGGCTCTCTCCGCCCAGCACACCGGCGAGCGGCTCACCGCGGAAATGGAAGCCGCGCTCTCCGACATCACACACACCGCGAACGAGTGGGTGCAGAACACCCAATACGCCGGCGAGCTCTGGTCTGGCGTGCAGTACCGCCGGCGGATCGTCCCGCTCATGTCGACGCTCGGGTTGACCTCTTACAAGGTTTCCGGGTGGCGCTGGGCGACGAAGCCCGTCGTTGCGACGTGGGCCGGCGACAAGACGGCTGTCCCGAGTAACGCCGCGGTCACCGAAGCTGTCGAGACCGAAGCCGAGCGGCTCGCCGGCGCTCACGACATCGACCGGAAATTCCGCGACTTCGGCGACACCGGCTTTTTCGAGTCGTATTACCGTGCCATGACCGAGAGCTATGCGCGGCTTTCCGACGCCGCGGCGGCCGCGGCGCTCGAAGCTGGCGCAACGGCTGTTGTCGGTGCCGAAGCCGGTCTCGTGCCGGCGATCGTCGCCGGCGCGCTGGCAATGATCGACGAAGCTGTGCCGTCGTTCGCGATCGTCGGCACCGATCTACTCGCGGCCGCTTTCGAGCTCACCGAAGCCGAAATGCCGGCTCTGCTCGAGCTCGAGCTCGATCTCGGCGGCGCGCCGGTCGAAGGTTCCGCCGGCGGCGGAACGACCCGGCTCCGCGTCGTGCCTCACTCGGAGCTGAACGGTCAGACGCTGGTCGGTGCACGAGGTGCGGCGACGTTCTATGAGCTCGACCCGACCCCGATCCGCGTCGAAGCCGTCGATATGGTTTCCGGCGGCGTCGACGCCGGCGTGTTCGGCTACTTTGCGACGATCATCAACGACGCGGACGCGCTGCAACTGGTCGACGCGACGCCATGACCGACTACACCGACGCGGCGACCGTGCGGCGGTATGTTGGGCTCGAGGATGATGACCCCGATCCCGACATCGCGCCGGCGGTCGCCGCGGCGAACCAATTCGCGAGCGGCCGCGACAACGCCCCGGCCGCCGCGGATGATGCGTTGTTTTCGCTCGGCGCGAAGCTGCTCGCCGCCCGGCTGTATAAGCGCAAGTTCACTCCCGAAGGCGTCGGCAACTTCGGCGGCGACGTGCCTCTGTATGTCGCCCGTTCCGATCCCGAAATACGCATGCTGCTAGGTCTCGACAAGCCGGCGGTCGGTTGACATGACAACACTCGCCGAAGCCGCGACCGAGCTCCGCGATGCGCTCCGACTCACCGGCGTCCGCGCCGTGCTCGAGCCGGACCACATCAACCCTCCGTGCGTGTTCCTAAAGATCAAACACCTCGAGGATAGGCACCTCGCCGCCGGCGTGATGACTGTCGAATGGTACCTGTACCTGTGCGCGCCGGTCGGAAAGCTGATCGACGCATATCGGCACTTCGACGATCTACGCGCCGTGATCCTGCCGGCCGGCTTCCGCACTAACGGGCTCGGCGAAGCCGTCGAGCTCGAGCTCCCCGGTGGCGGTAAGCCGGTGCCGGCGCTGCAATGCACCATCCGAACAAAGATCGACTAGGAGCGACCTCATGGCAGTATCCCGGACCAAGACCGGCCCCGGAACGATCATCGTCGGCGAGATCGGCGTCGATGACATCGACTTTTCCGCGCAAGTGCTCTCGTGCGTCGTCGAGTACGACAAAGACAAAGAGGATGATCGTAAGGTGCTGTCCGGTGAGACTGTCGCCGGCGCGGTGCGCCGCTCCGCGACCGTCTCGATCACGATGCTTAATGACATCGCGGTGGCCGCCGGCATCGTCCGCTTTTCGTGGGCAAACAAGGGCTCTGAACAGCCGTTCCGGTTCGTGCCCAACACCGCGGCCGACCAGGCGATCGAAGGCACGATCGAGATCGAGCCGATCGCGATCGGCGGCGATGTCGACGACGACATGGAAACCGAATTCGAGTGGGATTTCGTCGGCGAGCCGACGCTCGACGAAGCAACCCCGTAGCCTCATGGCCGATGTCATCCGCGTACGCGGCGCACGGAACCTTCGCCGCACGTTGCGCCGCGCCGGCGACGATCTCGGCAACCTGCGAGCCTTGCACTCGCAAGTCGCCGGCGTCGTCGCCCGCGAAGCGCGGCCCCCGCGGCGCACTGGCGCGCTCGGCGGCTCCGTGCGGCCGGCCGGCACTAAGACCGCCGCGATCGTCCGCGCCGGCTTCGCATCGGTCCCGTACGCCGGCCCGATCCATTGGGGCTGGCCGGCCCGCAACATCACCGCGCAACCGTTCCTATCCGACGCTGCGACCGGCTCCGAAGGAATCTGGATCGCTATCTACACCGTCGGCGTCGAGCGGATCATCGGTAAAGTCGAAGGAGTCTAAATATGACAGTCAAGCTCACCATGCCACGGTTGCGAATCGTGCTCGCCGACGAAACCGAGCTCGAGGTTCAACCGATCCTTTTCGACTCGATCGCATGGGATGAGACCCGAAATACACGCAAGTGGCCGAATGCTCAGGAGGCCCCGCAACTATGGGCCGCTTTCCTGGGTTGGCATACCGCTAAACGGCAAGAGCTCATCGCTCTTAGCTGGGAGGAATTTCGGAAAACGGCGCTCGAAACGAACGTCGTCGACGAAGCCGAGGAGGTGGACCCTACCCGGCCGGCTCCCATTCCGAGCTCATCATCGGACTAGCGCTCGCGACCGGCATTCCCGTTTCGGAATGGCGTAAAGAGCCCGACGCGGTTATCGCTACCGCGCTAAAGCTGTTACAGACGAAATCGAAAGGTTGATCTAATGGGTAAGCCGGCGATCCTTAAGATCGATATCATCTCGGATGAGGACTCGAGAGCATTCGACCGCGCCGGCAAGTCGGCATCGAAATTCGAGCGCGGTCTATCTAAGGCAAGCAAAGGTGCCGCCGTCGCGCTCGGCGCGCTGGCGCTTGCCGCTCGCGGCATGGTCAGGGAAGCCGAAGCGGCGTCGACCTCGAATGCTCGGCTGGCTCAGATCAACGAAAGCATGGGTCAGACTCAAGCCGGCGTGACCGAAGCGATGATTAAGACCGCCGACGCTATGGCGCGTAAGACCGGCATCAACGCGAACGAAATCAAACAAGGTCAAGCGATCCTCGCGACCTTCGGCAACATCAATAGCGTGGCGGCCCGGCAAGCCGGCGTGTTCGACCGGGCTACCGCGTCGGCCGCCGACCTCTCCGCGGCCGGCTTCGGCTCTGTCGATTCCGCCGCGAAGCAATTAGGTAAAGCGCTCGAAGATCCGATCAAGGGAATGACCGCGCTAACTCGAGTCGGCGTGTCATTCACCGCCGCGGAAAAGGAAAAGATCGCCGCTCTCGTGCAGTCCGGCGACCTGCTGGCCGCTCAAGACGTATTGCTAAAAGCCGTCGAAAAGCAAACCGGCGGCGTCGCCGTCGCAACCGCGAATAGTACCGACAAAATGGCCGAATCGTGGCGGCAGGCACAAGCCGCGCTCGGCACTGCTCTACTTCCCGTCGTCGACAAAGCCGCTCAATTGCTGGGCGTGCTCACCGATTGGATGATCCGCAATCAAGGTGCGGTGGTGCGCGTCGTCGCCGCTGTCGCCGCGCTATCCGCCGGAATCCTAGTGCTGAACGCCGCTTTTAAGGTCGGCCGCGCCGTCGTCGCCGCATATAACGCCGTGCATAAGATACTCGCTGTCGTGCTCCGCGTTTCGACCGGCGAGACCGTCCGGCACCGCGCCGCCACTATCGCATCAACGGCGGCGAGTAAAGTCGCCCGCGTTGCCGTGATCGCTTGGACGGCGGCACAGAAATTGCTCAACGTGGCGCTTCGCTCGAATCCGATCGGCATCGTAATCACCCTGGCGGCCGCGCTCGCCGCCGGCATCGTCGCGCTATATCAACGCTCCGAACGATTCCGGTCGGCCGTGCAGAAAGCAGGTCAAGTCGCTAAAGCCGCATTTCAGATCGTATTGAGAGCCGCGAAACCGCTAATCAGTGTCGTGTCGTCGATCATCAGCTTTGTGATGCGGCTGGTGAACGCGATCCGCTCGATCCGCTGGCCGGAGCCGCCCGGCTGGGTAAAGTCGATCGGCTCGGCGATCGGCGGCTTATTCGGCGCGTCGGAGTACGCCCCCGGCGAGCCCGGCGCGATCCTCACCCCATCGTTTTCGCCGGCTCACCGTATGGGTTTCATGCCGCACATCGGCGGCGGATCATCCGATCTGGCGCTCGCCGCGCTCGGAGCTCGCGGCGGCGGCGGCGTGACGATCATCAACGTTAACGGCGCGCTCGACCCCGACGCCGTGGCACGGCAGATCGAGCGGCTCTTGCAACGCCGCTCGG